CGGCCCGGGGATGGGTGAAAGAGGCGCAGATTCAGGCGGTGAGTCCATGACCTACGAGCTGATTGTGGTGGAAAAGCGGACAGGAAAAAGCTGGGACATCGCGCCCCAGGTGCAGAAGGCCACCTACACCACCAACCGCACCGGCTCCCCCGGAACGCTGAAATTTACGGTGAACGCCTCCGGGATTTCCTTTGTGGAGGGGGACGCTGTGCGCCTGTCGGTGGACGGACAGGTAGTATTTCTGGGCTGGGTGTTTACCAAGTCCCGGGACAGGCACGCCGTTATTGACGTCACCTGCTACGATCAGCTTCGCTACCTCAAGGCCAGCGCCAGCTATTGCTTTGTGGGGCGCACGGCGGGGCAGATCATCCAGGAGATTGCCCAGGATTTTCAACTTAAGGTGGGAGCGCTGGACGACACCGGCTACCCCATTCCCACCCTGATTAAAGAGGACAAGAGCTGCCTGGACATCATCTCCGCCGCCATCCAGCAGACGCTGCTGGCCACGGGGACGCTGTACACCTTCTTTGACGACGCGGGCGCGCTCTGCCTGCGAGAGGCGGGGGCTATGGTGGTCCAGGGCGTGGTGGGCGAAGGCTCGCTGCTGCTGAACTACACCTACAAGACGGACATCGACGAGCACAGCTACAACTCCATTAAGCTGGTTCGGCCCAACGAGTCCACCGGGCGGGCGGATGTATTCCAGGCGGTGGACAGCGCCAACATCGCCCGCTGGGGCCTGCTGCAGCTGTATCAGACGGTGGATGAGGCCCTGAACGACGCCCAGGCGGCGGCCCAGGCCCAGGCCATGCTGTCCTACTACAACCGCCGCTGGCGGACGCTGAAGGTGTCCGCCCTGGGCCTGCCGGGTCTGCGGGCGGGGCAGATGCTCATGATGGACGTGCCCAACCTGGGGGATATCAACCTGTACGCGCTGGTGCTGCTGGAAAAGGTGACTCACACCTTTGAGCACGACGTGCACACCATGGACTTTGAGGTACAGGAGCTGGGGGTGGCATAGCAGATGGATTTGATTGATGCGCTGCACGGCATTGTGGAGAGCTCCATGAACGCTTACGGGCTGTCCGACCTGGTGGTGGGGACCGTGACCAGCGCCGCCCCGCTGGAAGTCACCATCCGGGAATCCATGGCCCCGCTGCCTCAGCAGGTGCTGTGGCTCACCGCCGCCGTGGTGGAGAAGAAGATCCCCGTCCTGGCCCATGAGCACGTCACGGCGGGCTTTCGGCACAGTCATACGGTGTCCGGCTTGGGCCACGGCCACGAGGTTGCGGGGCTGGGCCACAGCCACAGTACGGCGGATGGGGCCACAGGGGAGGCCCTGGACGGCGCCCGTCAGACGGGCCAGGGGCTGAACGGGACCTATCCCACCGGCGAGGGGCTGATCCCAGACGCCTACACCTCAGATGAGCGGCTGGAGGGGATTGTCTGCTATGAGGACGGCAAGCCTCTGCCGGTGGAGGACGGATATATCATCCTGAACCGGGGGCTGGCCGTGGGGGACAAGGTGCTGCTGCTCCGGGTGATGCGGGGCCAGCAGTTTATCATCCTGTCCCGTATTTTTGAGAGGGGGAACCGCAATGGCGACGCTGCCGCAGGCTGATATCGACCTGTCCCAGGGCGTGGTGTTCCAGGACCAGCCATCCCTCACCTGGATTGCCGACCCGGTGACAAAGCGGCTCCGGGGGCGGGGAGACAACTATGAGGCCGTTTGTCAGGCGGTGGAGATCATCGTCAACGTGGAGCGGTTCCATTGGCAGATTTACTCGTCCAACTTTGGGATTGAACTGGGTGGACTGCTGGGGAACGACCCGGGATTTGTGGCCTCCGAGCTTCAGCGCCGGCTGTCGGACGCCTTTGTGCCGGACAGCCGTATCCTGGGGATCTCTGAGTTCTCCTATACCTTCCAGGACACGGTGCTCACCGCCTGCGTCACGGTCAATACCGTGTTCGGGCCGGTGAAGACCGGAGTGGAGGTGGCGCTGGCGGTTTAGGGCGCGGCGTGAACGAACCTTGACAACCTCATATCGAGACAGCGGAAATTGAGAAAGCCAGCCTCCGCTCATTAATGCGGAGACCGGCTTGGCACTTTATATCCTATTTTCCGAATCAAGGTTTCCCGGTCCCACAGCTGAACGCCCACCGCCTTGGCGGCCATTTCAGCGCCCGATGTAAAGTAGCTGTTGGTGATGACCACGCCAACCTGGCAGGAGTAAATCCTTTTCCCCGTGTTGACCTCCTGCACCGGTCCGTTTCCCAGCTTGGAGGAATATCGCTTGCACTGAAACGCATATCGCACTCCGTTTTTAATCGCGATAATATCTACGCCCTGGTCGCCGGAGCTTTTGGTTACGTGGATGTTCTGATAACGGCAGCGCTCCAGCAGTTCGGCGCAGAACTGCTCAAATTCATGGCCATCCATTGCGTCGATGATTGCCATGGTCCGATCAAGCTCCGCATTTCCTGTTTTGGGAAAGGGAGAGCTCTGCTCAACGGCCTGGTTCCCTTTCCGGGTAGCGGACGCTTTGGACGAGGGCTTGAATAGCTTGGAAAGAGCCGCTTGCAGTTCACTGAGCGCCGAATGAAAGAATCCCATATTTCTCCCCTCCTACCTACACAATATCATTCAAAATGACTTTTGTCTACAATTTGCAAAAATTTTAGGAAACTTTCTTTGCTGTCTTGAAATGAGGCTGCGGGAAATTTTTGCAAAGGAGTGATGACAGGATGCTCGACTTCACCAACAAAACCTACCGCGCCCTGTTGGAAGCCATGCTGGCCCGGGTGCCCAATTCCCTGGACAAGCGGGAGGGTTCCATGATTCAGACGGCTCTGGGGGCGGGGGCCTATTCCCTGGAGGAGTTCTATCTGGACTTGGACAAGGTGCAGCGGGGCGGGGCCATTCAGACCGCTGTGGGGGAGGACCTGGACAACTGGGCGATGATTGCCAACGTGGAGCGCTACTCCGCGTCCCCCGCGGTGCGCCTGGGCGTATTCAATCTGGACGAAATCCCCATCGGGGCGCGGTTTTCCACCATCGACGGCGGGGACAGCGTGAACTTTACGGCCACCGAACGGATGGGGCCGGGGGAGTACCGGCTGACCTGTGAGACGCCGGGAGTCATTGGGAACAGCTACACCGGGCCGATTCTGCCCATCACGGTCATTTCGGGGCTTACCAGTGCGCAGATCACTGATATCCTGGTTCCGGGGGACGACCGGGAAGGGGAGGACGCGCTGCGTACGCGCATCATATCCGCCCTGCGGGAGCGACCCTTTGGCGGCAACGTGGCGGATTACAAGCGGGTTGTGCTGGCCATAGACGGCGTGGGCGCCCTGCAAATCTACCCCACCTGGGACGGCGGTGGGACGGTGAAGCTGTCCGTGATAGGTGCGGACTGGATGCCGGCACCCTCTCAACTGGTGGAGACGGTGCAGACCGCTGTGGATCCGCCGCCCAACCAGGGCCTGGGCTACGGCACCGCCCCCATCGGGGCCAAGGTCACTGTCACCGCCCCGGAGAGCGTGGCGGTGGACGTGTCCGCCGTCCTCACGCTGCGGGCGGGATATACGGTGGAGCAGATGCAGCCCTTGGTGGAGGCCGCTGTGGGAAATTATCTGCTGAGCGTCCGCCAGGAGTGGGCGACGCCTGACGCGGACCGCCTGACCAGCTACTCCTGCTGGGTGTATCTGGCCCGGATGATTTCGGCCATCCTGTCCGTCCCCGGCGTGGTCAACGCCGCCAGTGTGACGCTGAACGGCGCCGCGCAGGACCTTCAGCTGGTGGAGACGGGGCAGACCCAGCAGGTTCCCGTTTTAGGGGAGGTGACGCTGAGTGCCCGAGATTGACATCTGCCAATATTGGCCGCCCTGGTTCCGGGAGATTCTGGACTTTCAGGCCCTGTGCCGGACGGAGGGGGAGGAGTTGCGCGTCATGGCCATGTTCATGGCGCGGGTGCGGGCAAACCTCTTTGTACAGACTATGGACGAGAGCACCACGGCGGACTGGGAGGCCATCTTCCACATCGTGGCCAACCCGGTGACGGAGACCCTGGCCTTCCGCCGGGACCGCATTCTGAACCGCCTTTCCATGCACCCGCCCTTTACCCTCACATTTCTGTACCAGCGCCTGGACGCCCTGTTTGGACCGGGAAATTGGGAGGTGGAGGTAGATTATCCCAACTACACCCTGTACATCGAGGCGGCGGTGGAGGACCAGCAGTATTTCTCCGAGATGTCTGTGACCATGGACATCATCAAGCCCTGCCATATCGTGTACATCAGCCGCCCCCGGGTGGCAGCGTCCTTCCTGGTGTCGGAGTCCATTGCCCGCACCCTGGGGGAGTATAACTACATTTTGGGCAGTTGGGAGTTGGGCCGGCTGCCGTTCTTCAGCGGAGACGAGGAGGAGGTCGTGAAAATGGCGGGACAGCCCAGCATACAGCAGGCCTTTTTGGACCAGGCGGCGGGCTTTGTGGCCAATGACATCAAGTCTGTGCGCATCAACGGGAGCATTGTGATTACGGCGCTGTCCCGCTCCACCGTGGGGAACGTGGCCAGCGTGGGCTACCGGGTTCTGCGGGAGCAGACCGAGGAGGTCACGCAGATTGAGCTGCTGGATCAGGCGGGCACAGTGCTCACGTCCAGCGCCGTGTACGTGCCCATCGCGGAGGAAACCGTGGCGTTTCGCCACGCATTTATCGTAAAGGAGGGAGCCTGAAATGGCCGATAGACCTTTGAGCACACCCCTGCCCGCCGACCTGCCCGAGGACTGGACCACGGGGCAGACGGTAGCGCCCTCCGGGGCCGACGTGGGGCTGTCCCCGCAGCACGGGTATAATTACCTTATGGAGCAGGTAAACGCTGCCCAGCGGGCCGCAAACGCCATCAACGAGAGTTTTGACACCATCTCCGGGAAACGCACCTGCCGCGTCACCGTGGGCACGTCCACCGCCGGGTGGACGCAGGCGGACTGCGACTACCTGTGCGACGGGACCGACGACCAGGAGGAGTTGAACGCGGCCATTGCGGAGGTGCTGGCGAAGGGCGGTGGGGAGATCGTGGTACTGGGCGGGGAGTACTTTATTGCTGAAAAGGTAAACATATCGAAAGTGCGGGTCAGCTTATCCATTACTGGTGAGGTAGGGGCTACCATATTCTATCTCTCTGCCGCAGAGTTGGGTGGGATCGATATGGGCACGGCAGATGAATCAGTTGTGGTTCGGCTTTATGGAATCACATTTCGAAGACTGAATTCTGACGTGCGGGTCAGTATCGGTATTAAAAATGGTATCATTATAATTGACAGCTGTATATTTCAGAATATGTCGATCCATAGGTCGTACCTGGTAGATGATTTGATCAGGTTCATATTCTGCAATAATCATATGGAAGTGGATGAGGCATCGGGTCCCAACGGTACAAACTTGCAAATTCTGGGCGAAAGTAACGCCAATTTTATCATTTCCAACAATACTTTTGTAGTATCTGATTTTGTAAATACTGATTTACAAATCATCTATATGTATATTCAGACAGATGATAATGATGCGGATATGTCAAATGCGGTTTTTGTGGGGAACACGATTGAGACAAATGGGTGTTTGGGCAGGGTAAGCTGTTCTATCGAAGGACCTGTTGTGATGACGGGCAACTCCTTCTCCTGGTGCAATATCGACATTCGATTTACCCTGTTCTCCAACAACTTTGTTTCTAATGGGTGGGTTCATGCGGCAACTGGGGCGGTTGTATCGTTCAATAGCATCATGCTTGGCCATATTCAGGCATGGGGCGAATCCACGGTTTCTGGAAATTTTGTGAAAGCGCCGGCCGACCAGGCTGCCATCATTGCCTATAAGGTAGGCCTTGACGTACAGGAGGATGCCTCCCCCTGCATTGTCGGAAACAACATTGTAGCGGGTAGCATTGGCATCTATCTGAGAAAAGACGATTGGCTGCCTAACACCAGCATTTCCAAGGCCCTGGTCTGTTCCAACCGCATTTTCGGCTGCACCACGCCCATCCAGATCGACGACAACTGGAGCGAATGCCTGCTCACCGACAACCTGTTCCCCACCGGGAGCAGCATTGTGAACAACGGCAAGAACAACATCGTCCGGCTGAACAGCGACGACCCCGGCGAAGGCGGGGGAGGCGGAACCGCCGGTGTGTCCAGCTTTAATGGCCGGACGGGGGCGGTAACGCCCCAGACGGGGGACTACACGGCGGCGATGGTGGGGGCCAGGCCGGACACCTGGACGCCCACCGCATCGGAGGTGGGCGCGGTGAGCGCGGGGTCGGTCTCCGCCATCCAGGCCCTGACCCAGACCGAGTACGACGCCCTGGCTACGAAGGACGCCGCCACGCTGTATCTCATCAAGGAGTAGGGCCATGATAAAACTGGGAACACAGAATATCTCCGCCCTGCGTCTTGGCGGACAGGAAATCAAAAAGGCGTATCTGGGGGAGACGCTGGTGCTGGGGACGGAGAAAAAGCCGTCCCGGCTGCCGGAGGGGTATACCGAGGTGGAGTATGTCCAGTCGGATGGCGCGTCTTGGTTTGATCTTGGCGTCAAGCCATCTTCAAACACCGAAATTGATATGGTTGTGGAGACACTGGAGGCTGGCGTGTCCACCTCAACAAAATACTTTGTTATTTCGTATTTGCAACAAGGGAGTGGGACTTCAGTGGTAAGGTATTATTTTGATATTAGCTGGAGTGCCAATGGCGCAGGCGGAAGGTTGGGTGGCTACGCTGGTACAACAAGGACACCAGCAGTTGCGGTTAATAATAATGCACCACGGAAAATGAGCCTTAACATTTTCGCCAAAGGCAAAACGTTTAGTGAGGATGGACATTCTGTTTCCGCAGGAACAAACAATACTTTTCCAGCAACAACTATGCCAAATATTAAAATATTGGGGAATTCCACAAAAAATGGGTTAAAGGCAAATCTTTATGCTTTCGACCGTTTTGATGGGAGTTCTCTAACTTTGCAGAACAAACTAATCCCCTGCATCAGCCCCTCCGGCGCGGTGGGGCTATACGACCTGGTGGGCGCGAAGTTCTACGGCAACGCCGGCACCGGCGTGTTGAGCGCGGGTCCCGTGGTGTGACCGCAAAAAGGCCGCCCAAGCGGGGCGGCCGGCAGCGGCGAAATTTGACAAAACGCGGCGCGCAATGGTATACTGCCATTTAGAAGGACGCTGTTACATAAAGGCGGTTAGCCACTCCCTTGCGAAAGGGGGTGATGCTCATGGGAAATGGGCGCGGGGCGCAAGCCCTGCGTGTCCTGATATGGTTTGTCGTCGTGCTTGCACTGATGATAGCCACGGCCCAAAAAGCGTGTTAGCCGCCCGGATGCCCCCGGACGGCTAACGGTTTAACCTTAGTCGGTGTGGGCTAACCGCTGTAGCAGCGCCCTTCTATATTCATTATACCCAGCCGCCCCCGTTTTGTCAAGTTGAGAAAGCGGGGGCGGTTTTTGCCTCCGCCGAAAAGATTTTTAAACAAAGGAGTGCTGAAAAATGGACAAAACAATCAACAGCATCAAAGCAGCGGCTGCGGCGATGATGGGCCTGCTCACGGGCCTGTGGGGCTGGCTGGGCTGGCTGGTGGTGGGGTGGATCGGGTGCATGGCGCTGGATTACCTCACCGGCTCGCTGGCGGCGGCCAAGGAGGGGGAGTGGTCCAGCGGCAGGGCCCGGGAGGGCATCTGGCACAAATGCGGCATGATTGTGGTGGTGGCGGTGTCCGCGGGGGTGGATCTGCTGCTGTCCCTGGTGCTGGCCAACCTGCCGCTGGTGGAGCTGCCCTTTCAGTACGCGGGGCTGGTGTGCCCGGTGGTGCTGGTGTGGTACATCGTGACGGAGCTGGGCAGCATCGCGGAGAATGGGGCGGCCATGGGGGCCCCGGTGCCCAAGTGGCTGGTGAAGCTGCTGGCGGCGAGCAAGAGCGCGGTGGACGGCGCGGGGGACAAGCTGGGCGGGGGTGATTGCACATGACGGCCCCGGAACGGCTC